TCTTGAAAGTGTTCTATTGAACAAAATTTACCTTTTCTTATCCAAACATTGCATTGTAGACAATGATGTGATTTACCGTGTCTTCTTACACCTTTATTGTTGTAGGAAGCAGAACAACTACTACTACAAAATTTTGGATTACTTGTTTCTTTATTACAGTTTATACAATTCATACTCGAACCTTTTTGTTGTTTTACTAGAGTATTTAGTGAAAGTTCGAGTCTGACAAAATGGTGCTGGATAGAGGTTATGCTCCCCTTACTAATGATTACAAGTCAATTGTTATACTGATTTAACTAATCCAGCGTTATAAATCTCTTAGTTTTTGTGCAAGTTCATCGTTAATTGGAACTTCTGTATTCCATGATTCATCGATGTATCCTAAGTATAAAAGCATTGTTTTAATGGAAGCCCAATAAGATGGTTCTGTGATTTTGAAGTCTAACATCCTCATGGATGCATCATAACCGAAGACATTGAATATGGTAATAAGGTGATTTAACATGAGACGTTCTCTTAACTCATCTGCCTCATGATAACGGTGTAGGAGTCGTTTAAGGTATCTGAACCTTCTTAAATCTTCATGGAATTCCTCAATGTCTGCACACTGAGGGTCATCGTAGTTTTGAAGTGCGAATGCACTAAAGTTTTTTACCGTGAGTTTGTCAAATAGACCCATACGTTTTCCATAATATAATAAATCTAAAAGTATTTAGTACCTTAGATTGAACCGTAGACTTTAAAACTCCCTGTTGCTAATTTCTCTACTCTAAGTGTTAACGTGACTGTTTCAGTCTTGTTATCAAACTCATCATGTGGAGTGTCTACTGTTTTACCAAATTGGTCGCCGTATCTTTTCATTCCGATAGTGTATTCACCTGTTTCTGTAATCTCAGGTGCTTCACCATCTAGTGCGATACCCAATTGACCCAATTTAGAATCAATTTGACCAATAGCAGCATTTGGATTCAAAAATTCACTTACTGCACAATGACCAAGGATGGCATTAATCCTTGCTTTTACTTCAGGGTCATTGATATCATGGGGAACATGATTTGATGATAACCCTGCACTGTCGTGTGCGTGACCTTCGTTTATAAATTCTGCAAATCTTTTCATATTGTTATCCTATTATCCCAACCTTAACTGCAAGTACTTCTGCGTGAGCAGCGAATACTTCATCAGTTGAGTCTTTTGAAATTATTTCAGTACCACCAGCACCTAGTGTAAATGTTCCGATTAATGCAGCTGCAGAAGTTTCTACAGATACTAATCTTGCACTTGCACCACTATTATGAACTCTTACTGCAGTTGAAGAACCGAAGTTTGAACCATTAGTCGAACTTGTTCCACAAGCGGCTTCTGTTCCTAGTACATTTAATTTCATATTAATTTACCTTATGCAACTACTGTAATTGTTCCAGCGGCTGTTCCGATACCTGCAACTGAAGTAATTGTAGAAACAGTGTTTGTACCTGTATCTTTAATTGTACCACCGTTCAATGCGACTGCGTTTGCACCGATTGAAAGTACGTCACCAGCATTTGTAGCAGCGTTTGCAGCTGCAATTGCCAATGTGAATACTAATTCGTTAGTACCTGTTCCACTTGCATATGATAATGTGTGGTTTGCACGTTGGTCGTTAACTACAGTTAATTGTGGTGTTCCAGTGACATCTACTGCTTCGTTGAATACAACAGTTGTAGATAATGTTCCACCAGCACTCTTATCGAATGCAGTGATGTTCCAGTCAATATCAGTGATATCAGCAGCACCTAGTACAGTTGTAAGACCTGAAGATGACCAAGCAACTAAAACTTCTTTTAGACTTCTGCCTGTTTTTTCAACTTCAAGTTCCCAACCGTAAGGTTTTGCTTGTGTTTTTGTTTTCTCAGCGTCAGATAACCAATTTGGTTTTGATTCTGTTCCTGATGTGTGTCCCCATAATGCCATTTTTTTATCCTCTTTGTTTATTGGCAAATTTTAGTATGCCATTAAAGTTAGTCTTAAAAGACTTAATGTCTTTCTGTAATAATATAAGGTATTTAGACCGTTCAGGTGTCTTAAGTTGCATTAAAATGTCGTGAACTTTCTCTGCATCCTTCCACTTAACCTTCATCTTCTTCATGTCGTCTGTTCTAATGTCTTGGTCACGTTTAGTGTCAATCAGTTTTTTCAACTGCATTAGAATGTTCGCATCAGGTCTAAGTTGCATTCCTGTTGCATTTGAATCCATTGCCCAAATTGCTCTTTGGATTACTTCATCTTCTCCAGCCTCTGCGTACTTACCTTTTGCCATGGTGGATATTTTATCCAACATCGTTCTCAATTCTTTTTCGTTTTTTGCTTTCGCAACGGCACGTGCAACCTTTTGATTACCTGCATCGGACATCATTCCGAAGTCTGCAACCTTTTCCATCACTTTAGAGACCTTCTTTGCCTCTCCTTTGATGTATCCTAACTTTCTAATCTTCTCTTTGAAAGTTTTGAATCTAGCGTCTACTCTGTCCATTAGAATGCTTTATAAATCTCATCAGAATTTGCAAATACTTTTTTAGCTTTCTTCATGAGTTCATCATACATACCTGTTCTAATAGCAATCATGTCATTAGTCATATGACCCATTTCTTTGTGCATTTTCTTCAACAATTCCATCATCTTTACGACTTTCATTTCTCCTAGACTCTTAGCTAAAAGTATGACTGCACCGTTATGGTCATTTACATTCGTTGCCATTCCAATCTTTTCGATTGTTTTTGTGTCAAGTTCTTTCTTCTCTTCAAGAGAACCTTCCCACATTGCACGAATAGTATCAAACTGATTCATACTAAGCTTTCCTTCTGAAATCGACATCTTTAGGTTCTTTAATTCTCAATTTCTTTAGAGTATCCTCAATTGCCTTTACAGTTTTATTTTGGTCTTTGATATTAGTAATGAACAAACTTGTATCTCCGTCTTCCATTGTAGAAAAACCAACCTTTTTTTCAATTTTCTCTAGTTCTTTCTTTAACTTTGTATAGTTAGATGGTTTCAAATCCATCAATACGATTTCTTCGTTTACTTCAGATTTTTTTTTTACTTCTTCTTCAGTTTCTTCTTTCTTACCGTCTTTACCTTTTTCGTCTTCACCATTCCAATTTGCATCGATGTAATCAAAGAATTCCTTCTTCTTTTCACCGTCTAATTCTTCAGGAGACGTGACGTTAAATTTCTTCAATACTGAATCAAAGAATTTTTTGTATTCTGCAGATGACTCGATAACCTTTTTAGACGCTTCTAATAGGTCGTCTGACAACCCTAGTTGAAATCCTGTAAAACTCATTGTTTTAATTCTCCTGATTCGAAATAATCGAACAATATTGATTTATTTTCTTCTGATAAGTCCATAGACTTTGCAAGTCTACCTAACATATTCTTCTCTGTAAGTTTCTCGATAGGTTTTGCAACCACGTCTTCAACAGACTCTTCTACAACTTCTTCTACAACTTCTTCAGTTGTATCTTCGTCCAATAATAGAATAAGTGCATCAATCTCTTCATTGATGACTTCATCTTCTGTTTTTTCTACAGGTTGATTCGACTCTTTAAGTCCTTTACGGACTCTGAGTAGGGCTTCTTGCCAATTTTCTGTTTTTTGACTCATATGTTTATTTATGTTAATTGGATTCTAACCACCAATTCATCTACTCCCCTTTCTAGGTTTCCTTTCATTCGGTATTCTTTACCCAGTTCTAATTCAATTGGCATATAACCTCGTTCTCTCATACACCACCCATTACCACTTAGAATATGCATGGTAGTTTTCATACCATTTTTTAATTCCAAAGGCACCGAATCAGTAAATGTCCTGATTAAGTATTTAATTCCTGTCCCATGTTGTTCCGTAAGAACATCTTTGGTCATTAACCTTCCCTATATTTAGTACTAACTTTTAATAGATTTTATGAAGTCTCTTTTACCTGCTTTGTACATTTGCACAACACCACTATGGTCTGTTATCATGTACATTGACTGGATTGCTTCTAATTCTTTTGGTTTTAACCCTTTAATCTCTTTATTCCAGTAGTTCGCAATGTTCTTGTTAACTCCTTTCTTCTGAGGTATATATGGGTCTCCTTCGACTTGTATATCACCTGCAATTGGTGAGTTTTCTTTGAACATGAATCCTACTTCAGGAATCTTTTGTTCTGTTCCATAGTTTGCATAGTTAAGTGCTTTTACAACGTCCTTATTCTTTGAGAGACCTTTCTTCATCTTCTCAATCCCTTTGATTGCATAAGACATTGCGCCGCCATGGTCGAGTGCGAACTCAACTGCTTTTCTTACTTGTTTATCTCTGACCTTATGTCTTCGGAAGTATACTGAAATTTCTTGTCCAGTAAGTTTAGAACCGTCCATTTTACCTTCTGTTATTGGGTTTCCGTCTTCATCTACAGGAATTGGTGTTGGTGTTGGTGCGTTCTCAGTTTCTTCGTCCGGCCACTGACCGTCTTTTCCACCAAACTCTTCTTTGATTTTACCTTTCATTATATCGTCTAAATCTCTGTCTAACCAATCAATAAAATCATCAGGGTCATCGGTGTTAACTTCACCATTATCCATTGCCCATTGCATTAAGTCGGCTTCTAATTTTTTGGATAGTTCTAGATTACCACTTCTTTGTACTTTCTGAAGTTCTCTTTTGTGTTTGCGAACGATGTCTTTCATCTTCATAGACCTTTCGTTTAAAGGTTCTTCTTTAAGACCCATCATTTTTTGTGCAATTTTAATAAGAGTATAGACATCAGATGTCTCCATTCTCTTCTTATTTTTGTCGTTGACTTTTGCGTATGCTTTTACAATAACACTTGCAGTGAACATATCAACCATGACACCACTAACTTTAGCTGCACCTTTAGTCTTTACAATCTTTTCAAATTCAGGCATCAAATTCTTTAACCTAGGTGCTTCAAGTAATGAATCATAGTTTCTAAGAATTTCTTCACCCATTTTCATAGGTTTCTTCTTTTGACTGTAGTAATCTTTAAGAAATTCTTTTGCTTGTGCAATTGAAACTGGATAGTCTCTTGCGATTTCTTTTGCTGTCGCACCATTTTGAATGTCTAGGAATAGTTCACCCATTTTACCTTCTTCGAGGTCGTCATTGATTGATTCTGTAATACCGAGTTTCTTCATCTCTTTTTCAATCTCTTTGTTGATTGATTTAAGAGCATTTAATGAAGGACTTGCAACCCCTGACTTGTTTTGAGCTTTGTCAATTGCTTGCATCTCTTTTGCTTTCTTCATTAGTAAGTCTGAGTATTTTGCATACTTACCTTCTTCTATTTCAACAGACTCACCCACCACTTTGACTTTATTTCTAAGTGATTTTTGAATTGCAAGACCTAAAGAACCAGCGTCATCACCTTGAATGAAAATGTCTCCGTCTGTTTTTCCATAAGGATATACACCGTCCATATCAATATCTTCGTATTCGTATTGATTACCTGCAGTAAGTTTTTCAATTTCTTTAACAACATTTTTAACATCATTTTTCTTTACTGATATTTTAACATCATAATGATTGTCTTTAACTTTACCATAACCTTCTTCTAGGGGTTTAACGAAGTTATCGTCAAGTTCTTCATTGTAAGGGAAACCTTTAAGGGGATTTTGGAATACCTTCATGAAAGACTTTTTCTGTTTTTCTTTCTTCTCTTCAATCACTTCTTTGATTGATTCAAGATATTTTTCTACCTGTTGTCCAGGCGTATCCTCTTGATATGCTTGTAGAGTTTCGAGTTTACCTACCTCGTGTACTCCGTTATTGTGTTTATTACCATTACTCATTGTGTTATCCCCTTTTTTGATTTGCGTAATAGGCCGCAACTGCCATTTTTTTAATCTCTTCTGCACTTTGGTTTTTGAACTGAGGTGCATCAGAATTCTGAAAATCTTTTATAAAATCACCTATCGTTGCATCTTTACTTAATTTCTCAGTCCTAAGTCTAGGTTCTGTTCTATTAAACTTTTGAGATACAATCGATAGATTTGATTTATCGTTGTTCATAGGATTGTTATCTTTATGATGAACATCCTTTCCTTTAATATCTTTTCTATTCTTTAAAGTTCTTCGTGCTTCATTTCTCTTTGCACGTCTTTTAATTTGTTCGGGTGAAGAGTGGTAGTTATCATATTCCTTTCTATAGTTTCTACCTTCTTCGACTTCGGTCTCTTCACCAAACTTAAGGAACAACTTTCCTTTGTCTTGTTTTTTATCAGTGACCTTTGCACCAACAAATGACCCTAAAGTATTTAACATACCAAGACCTTTCTCTTGGTTCCTTGTAATCTCTTTACCAACTTGGTTATTAATCTTTTTCATAACCGTATCAATGATGTGTTGGATGTCTGAGACTAATTTACCTTCTTCTAGTGACTCATTTGCTTTACGGTCTGCTTCTCTTTTCTTTTGGATTGCAACATCTTGAGTTTCTTTTTCTTTTGCACCTTTGAGTCTATCGTTTTCTCTCTCATGTCTGTCTTTGAGTTGTTCGATTTCTCTTTCGTGTTTAATTTTAAGTTTCTCTAACTCATCAATCTGTTTTGCTTTTGTATTCGCAGTCTGAACTGCAACGTTATCCTCTGCAAAAATCGATTTGAAATTCTCAACTACGGATTCTACATCTTTAGTTGAAGCTTTCTCGTTAAGTATAATATCTAATATATCCATATAATCTATTTATCTCTTTTTACGAGTTAACTCATGTTGTTTCCATGTAAGTGCAATCTTATTAGTAGGGAACTTAGTACACCAAGTCATCATTGCACCATATAGTTTAGATGCTTTACCCTGTAATGATGCAACACTATCGTCATTAACGATTTCTATAAAGTCTTTACCAAATAGTCTCTTAAATACTTGTGCATTCTTCTCTACTGCTTCATGTTCTTTTACTAGAATCTCAGGTGGAAGTGTTCTTGCTCTCATTGAATTGAGTCTTTGTGCGAGGGATAGACTGGTTTTAACAAATACCATCTTGTACTCATATCCCAATGCATCTAATTGTTTCTTATAGTTCTGAATCTTTTGTGCTTTTGCACTTGTAGTGTCAAAGATTAATCCCAGTCTTGCAGGAACATGGATGTCCATTTGTTTGGTTGCAATACCTTTTGCCTTTGAACGAAGTTTATCTCTTTCGGGATTGACTGTTCCACTACCAGTCTTAGTCATTTTCATAGACATATTTGCATCTTTCATAAGTCGTTCAAAGTGAGTGTCACTATTGATTGTTTTAAGTCCTAGTGCCTTAAGTGAGAGTGCATCAACCACTGTTGATTTACCTGAACCTGGCCCACCCATTAAGAAAACTGCTTTGAATATGCCTGGGTCGTAAACACCTTCCTGTAATAGGTCTTCAAACATATAGTTAGGCATTGTTTCTTCTTTAATACCCATACCCCTTCTAACATCTTTATAGAGTAGTTCTTGGTCTTTTGCACTGTTGGATGCAACACCATTCTTAAATGATTCGAAGTCTCCTTCTTCTGCAGCTGCTCTCATTTTACTTGCAGACATACCTGAAACTAAATCGTCTGAATCGGGGTCTCTCTCCCCTGCAGATATAATTTGAATGTCTGTAAAATTATAATACCCATGTCTACCTTTAGAACCATTGTATTTTCTGATAAGTGTATCAAACTCTCTAACTCTATCTGAACCCACAACCATTCGTAAGTCGGTGTACCCATTTGCATATAGTTCAGTCACAATCTGAAAGATTTGTCTTGCGCTGGATTTAACAACCGTGACTTTTTTACCAAAGAATCTATTCATCCATTTCTGTTTTGTGTTGTAGTCTAATGGATTCTTTTTAGCGTCTTGGGAATGAGACATATAAACTAGAGGTTGATAACCACCACCCGATGCCTTCTTAAGTGCATCGATTAGTTTACCATGACCTACAGTTGGTGGATTAAATCTACCAAAAGTAATTACTGCTTTTTTGTTTGCAGATTCGTTAAATTTTCTAAACGTTTTCATCTTGATTCATTATCCTAACCTTTAATAAGGGTCTACCATTTATTAGTATATCACCCTTTTCATTTTTCTCAATAGTTTTTACTATCATTTTTTTGTTCTTAAACTTCCCGCCTAGAACTACGTCTCCAATACTTATGGGTACTTGAATAGTTTCTGTCATATGTTCTTTAAACGACTTCATTTATTTTTCCATATAACAGTTTTTTGAAGGCCCATTTTGCATTTCTTTAACCCAACTTAATTCTTGAATAAGTCTATTATACCAATTTTTATCATGCTCAGAATTTGGCTTAGTTAATTCTTCTTTAAGTTGTTCTATTCTTACGGTAATGTAATCGGGTTTAACTCTTCTCATGTTATTTGTCCCATGCCTTAGCGGCGTTAAAATTGTTTTGACTGAACTCCATTCTATCCACAAGTTTTACTGCAGAACCGTCTGAGTCGATTGCAACATAACCTTCGGGGTTTACAACCTTGAATCCTTTATCAGTCTTTACAAAAGTTCCTATACTCTTTACTCTATTTAGAGCAGTCACAATCAATGATTTTGAATCTATCAAATGTCCTTGGAATTGTGCAAGGTTGTCTACCATTTTAGAAATTGTTCTTAAGTCTCTCATGATATCTTTACCAATCTGTATCTTGATATCTTTAGTCTTTTGTGTTTTAACTTTTGCGACTATTTTATCCTTCCAGTAGTTCTCAACGTGTGTAAGGTAGTCTTTTCCATTGGGATTCCATTTATTATTACGGATAAGGGTGTTAGTGTATGTTTTGTACGATGCACCTGCAGCTCCTTTTGAATTAAGAACTCCCTGTACGTCATTAAATTTTTTGAGGTCTTTCGCAGTGATACCATGAAATGCTTTACCTGTATTAGTAAGTGCTTGTGTAAGTTTAAGTGTTTCTTGTGCAGTCATGTTTCCATAACCAGTTGTGTCTTTATATGTTGCATCGTCTTGCCAAACCTTAGACGATGAAGGTGGAAGTTTTGCACCGAATGATGCAGATAGTCCATCGATTGTAGAACCCTTGTAAGTTGTGTGCCAAACTACACCTAGTGTCGCACTTCCTATTTCTTTTCCTAACTTCGAGTCTTTCTGAACTGCGTACATAATTGTGTTTGGTTGGAATGTAATGTACTCCTTTCCGTCCATTTTAGTATTACTTTTATCTCCCGAAGTAAACATTAAGTCTCCTTGCAGGATTTCTTTCATTCCGACACCTGAAAAGGCGTTGAATGCTTCAGTGAATTTTGTTTTGAGTGTACCGTTTAAGTCGGAAGTGTCATTGATTTCTTTTATACTAGAATAGTACAATGCACCACCTTTATTGAATAGTGATTTCTTTGCGATAAAGAATTTTCCTGTTTCGGGGTGAGGGCCACACCAAATTGCAGGAGCACCGTCCCACTTAACAGTCATGTTGACACGACCTGATGCATTACCTTTCATCATATCTCTTAACTCTCTTAAGAAATTGATTGATGCACGACCACCTGCGATGCCATAGTTAATGATTTCGTCTTCGAGGTGTTCTAAATGTAAGTTCTTTCCAGCCATAAGTTTAGTCTGTTGCAATTAATTATATTGTAAGAATACCATACTATTTATGCATTTGCAAGCACTGATGCATAAAAAAGGGGTCTTGTAGACCCCTTAAAACATCTTAGTGTTTTTCTAGTTTTAATCTACTGTTGCGAGCATCTCTACATGGGTTGCTTTGAAAATAACAATCAAATCTGCAAGTACACCAGCTTCATGAACCCATATTGCATTTTCATTGGTAAATGCATTCCATTGGTTATATGGGTAGGTGTTTTCATCAGATTGAACTACTGCTGTCACATCAGGGTTAGCCGTTCTCCACGCAGGATAAAAATCATTAGCACCTGCACCTGTGTAGTCATCACCATCTACAGGATTGGTAAAATCTGTCCCATCAAACTCGTAATTCCTCATCGTATAAGTCTTATTGACTCCAGTCTTCCAGTCATGGTCTAATTCCATATCGGTTATTTCGGCAAGTTTGGCATCACACTCTGCTTGTGTGAATACGTCTCCGTCTGTTATGTGTGTATTTCCAGTAGTTGCTGCCATATTAGTGTCCCAATTTAGTATGTTTAATACGTTTATTTATATTTTTTGCAAAGGTGTCGAGGACAATTTAGTGTCAATTTTATCAATTTTTTTAGATAACTTCTCCACATCCTCTTCGTTGTGTTCCTTTTTAGCGTCTCTCAGTGCGATTTTTAAGTCAACTTTCTTTTGCAACTCATCTAATACCTCACGAGATTTCAAATTCTTCTTCATATTACTATTTAGGTCAAACTTTGAAGTCTCCAAATTTACTTTCTGACCTTCCTCTATCGAAAACTGGTGTTGAATCATCCTGTTCTATTGCAGAATCAACCAACTCTTCTTGTGCTTCTTGTTCACAATCATACAATTTCATCCTTGCACGGTCTACTCCAATAACAAATCTCTTGAATATTGTCGGGTCATTGTATCGATTTTTTAACTGTTTGACTACCATTTGGTCTAACTCTTCTAATTCGTCACTGGTAATTAGTGCAAACATTAAGTCTGCAGTTGCAGGAAGTCCAAATGATTCTGAGGTATCCGTCAATTCAATATCAGTAGACCCAAAACCACTTCTTGTAGTCTGAGTTGCACTCATGATTGGTACATCAAACTCTACTGCAAGTCCTCTTAATTCTTCTGCGATACTCTTAACCAATGTGTAAGAGTTTGCACCAGCACCTGGCTTAATTCTATGACTTGCACATATGTTTAGATAGTCAACAAAGATAACATCGGGTTTGAAATCTTTCTTGATTTCTAATTCCTGTAATAAGTGTCTAAAATGACCAACATGAGCAGATGCAGTAGGATACTCTTTGACAATCAGTTTACCTTTTGTCTTGTTTTTAAGTTTATCTACTTTCTTACCAAACTGATTCTTTGTTATGTCGGGTAAGTCACCAATAGGAATATTCAGAATGTTTGCATCAATTCTCTCTGCAATCTTTTCTTCTGACATTTCAAGTGTAATGTAAAGTACATTCTTGTTCATCATTAAGTGACTTGCACCCATATGACACATGAATAATGATTTACCAACACCTGTTCCTGCAAGACATATGTTTAGAGTCTTATTGGGTAATCCACCTTTAGTAATCTTGTTGAAGTATTCTAGGTCAAACGGAATCTTCTCTTCTTCCGTATGATAAAATTCCCATCTGTCTTCTGCATCTTCTAATTGGTCGTGACCAATATGAGTATCAAATGACACGGAAAGTGCATCCTTAAGGAGTTCGGGTATATCACCTCGTGACCGTTGAGACTTCTCATCAAGCACCTCTATAGAGTCCATGACAGCGATGTAGATAGCCCTATCTTTGCACCATTTTTCTGCCTCGTCTATTAACCAATCTTGTGGGGTTTCGTCTTGATGTGAACCAATTTCCTTTACAATAGTTTTAGAGGATTTTACAACACCATCTTGTAGACTAGTGTTGTTCTCTAAATTTATGAGAAGTGCCTCTATTGTAGGAGTTTTGGTATATTTGTCAAAGTAATTACTTACCTCGTCAAATACAGTCTTTTCATCGGTCTCGGTGAAGTACTCTGCCTTTAAAAAAGGAAGCACCTTCCGTGCAAATGAATCACTCTGAATCAGATTCTTGAGTATCGTCTGTTCTATTCTCGCTTGTTCCATACTTAAAATATCCTTGTGCGTGTGTTTCTAGTTGTTCCATTACATCGGGTGTAAAGAACTTTTCGGGGTTGTTATTAATGGTCTTACCAAATTCAGTTTTACCATTAGGTAGTTTAACACGAGTTCCCTCTTTTGTAAAGACATCAAATGCCAGTGCCATATCGAGTAAACCGTAATACCTATCCAACCCTTTATCATAAGATAATCTGACATCTACCATTCTGTTTTCGACTGTCATTCTTGACTTTGCGTTTTTACAGTGAATGATATTACCAATTATCTCTGTACCCTCTTTTTCTTTCTTCTTAGAAAGGTAGATAATAGATGAAGCAGCGTACTTGAGTCCACTACCACCACCCATTTCTTTCTGAGGGAACATAGAACCAATCACATCATATGTGTGATTTGTCACAATCATAGGGATACCTACTCTACCCAATTTCAATGTCAAGACTCTGAATGCACCTTTGGTGATTTGAGCACGAGTCATATCTTTAGTCTCTTTACCTTCTGCAGTGTCTTCGATTTCTTTAGTAGTTGATAACATACCAAGTGAATCTAAACAAAACATCATTTTAGGACGTTTGGATTTCGGAGTATCCATATACTTATCCAGTATGGATATTGCTTGATTTCTGAACTGTTGAACTGTCACAACAGGAACAATAACAACTCTTGATGAGTCTATTCCTCTTGATTCAATCATATCTTTTGATATTGCAGATTCAGATTCAAAGTATATTACTGCAGAATCGGAATGGTCTTCTAAAAACTGTCTAACCATTCCTAGTGCGAAATAGGTTTTACCAGTTGCAGATTCACCTGCGATTGCAGTAATTTTGTTTGAAGGTAATCCACCGTAAAGTGAACCACTTAGAAGTGCGTTGAATATGTGAGAACCAGTGTCGATGAAATCATTAACATCCCCAGCCGCAACTCCTTCAGAAACTATACTTGCGTATTCGTTTCCCGATGCCTTAATAAGGTCTTTTAATATGCTTGTCATAATTTACACCTCTCATAATGTATACTCTATTATACAACTATTTAAGTTATTTTGTAAGGTGTTTTTTAGGTTTTTCTGACATTTGTTTTAGAGATTCGTCTTTGTGCATTCTTACATCAACGTAGTTGGTGAGGGTAGTTTTAAGTGAATGAATTTGGATTTCTATGACTACTAGGAATGCAACTATAAACCCTATCATGAAAATATAGAAACAGTCCATCGCCGTGATAATCATGATACCTCATCAATCTGTTCTTGAGTGACAGTTCCCTTCTCTAATAATAGTTTACGATGTTCTAAGTGTCTTTGTTCTGTAGTATCTTTATTTTCCCCAGTGTATTCCACTGCGTGATGGTCTAGAATCATCTGTTGATTGACTGATACTCTGCTAGTAGATTCAAATGTTTGGTGTCCTTCTGACTCGTCCATCCAGTCTTCGTCTGATTCGACATGACTGACAAATAATTCTCCAAGTATACGTCCGAATTTTCCCTTGTCGTGACTAACGAGGGTAATATCACCTTCTGATAGAAGATGTGTAAGATGTTTTTTTGCGGCCTTTCCAAATAACTTTTCAACCTTATCTCTTGTTCTTGATTCGGGTGTATCAATTCCCATTAAGCGTACTCGTTGTTTTTTAAGTACGGTTGAGAAACCTAAGTCTATATCGACATCAACAGTATCACCATCTACGATTTTTGTGATGGAAACATGGAATTCGCATTGTTTAAATTTTGTAGACATACTGTTATTTATCCTAAATCGGTTCTTATCATTCTATGAAATCTTCTCTCGATAAAGGTGGTAGGTTATGACCCATCATTGAATGTTTTTTCTCATCATAATTAATCATTGCTTTCTGAATTGCATCTTCAGCCAATACACTACAGTGTAATTTGATTGGTGGTAAATCCAATGCATCTGCAATATCTTTATCTTTAATTAATTTTGCTTCTTCGATAGTTTTACCCATCATCATATCCACAAACATTGATGAAGATGCAATTGCACTTCCACAACCATAAGTCTTAAACTTTACGTCAATGATTTTTTCATCGTCATTTAATAATAATTGTAGTTGCATTACATCACCACAAGCTGGAGCGCCTGCGAGTCCTGTTGCAACATGAGGATTATCTCTGTCGAGAGAACCAACTGAGTGTTTTTTCGGGTCATTGAGTACTGATTCAAATCGTTGTACTACTTCTTTACTATATGCCATTTACCATAATGCCCATACCGTTAATGAAAAGACAATGAGTACGAGGGCTTGTTCTATTGTCATATATCTATTTAGTGTAATTTATCCAAAGAAACTATCTAATGATGCAACTGGTTCAACATTCCAACCAATTAAAGTGATAATGTTTTTTAGGGGTTCAATGAATGACTTATCAAATTGCATATCATAATCAACATATCCATTCAATTCGAACTCTTTGGGAAGGACGTTGATAAACGATATAACATTCTCATTGATTGGATTAGGTATTGTAAGATAAGTGAAGTGTATCTTGTCACTGTTTTTAACGTTCTCATATCTTCTATGAACGTTCTTTTTCTTGAGTAGATGATTATACAGTAATGCACCCCTAACGTGTATGGGTGTACCTTTACTATAAATGTGTGTACCATCAGAATAATTTGCAAGATTATTACATCCTCTTGGTGATGCAATCTCTTCAACAGGAAGGTTTCTAAATTCCTTTCGTGCAGTCTCTACGAAGTCCCATACCTCTTCTTCAGTTCCGTTCATAACAACCTTTAATACTTCGGTCAATTTCTTACGAACCCACTGAGGTGTTGACGACTTTGCAGTTTCAATACCCATCATCTTGAGTTTAGGTTCTGCGAGTCTAACCCCTTCATTATCCAGTACATTAAGGATATATCGTTTCTTTGCAGTCCAAATACCACGGTCTGCAATAATTTCTCGACCCATTACCATCTTCTGTTGGAATGCGTTAGTGTAATCTGCGAGTTCATCGTATCCATCGGTCAATACTTCTAATATTCTTTGTTGACCAGCCTCATTTAGAAAATCTACAATCTTCGACTTGGGTGTACCTTCGGGAAATATCTCCTGTACCATTTTATCAAAGGACACATAAATCGAATCAGTATCCATTGCAATCACATAATCTTCATCTGTTTTTAACACATCATTCATGAACTTGTTTATAGTGTTCTCTGCAGTTTTAATAATCATCTGACCCGACATAGTAATCCCTTCTGCAAGGTTCGGGTCAAAGAATGCAAAGTATTGATTCGCAAGAGCACCATAAGCACTATTCAATGCAATCTTTCTGACCTGTTGATTGTTGTATGCACGTTTGATTAACTTGGATAACTCTTGTTTACGTTTAGGGTCTGAACACTTCTCGTTCTCAATCTGATATTCAATCATTCGTTTCTTCCACTCTTTTCTTTCCTCATAGAATTTCTCCATGAGTTCGGGAAGGAAACCTTGTAAGTCTCGTGTGAATTTTACACCATTGGGTGTGACTGTACAGTTCTGTTCTTTAAGTTCAGACAAATCATGTTCACGATTCAATAGTTTATCAATGTTAAGTGACATAAGGTCTCCCTTAATCATCTTTTCGGGACTGATATTGTATTGCATAATGATATGTGGATACAGGGAATTCAAGTCAAACGACATGACCCAATCGTGTTTACCAACAATAGGTTCTTTAACATATGCACCAACAATAGAATGATGTTTAGTTCGTTCTAATTTTTGTGGTGGTGTTTGGATGTTCTGTTCTTTAAGGAAGTTATAGATAATGGTTTCCCAGTACTTAACCATTCCAAAAGTGTCATTATAATTACACTTCGCATTGTAAGCCATGGTCAAAGTCAATTCCAGTAGACCAAGTTTATCTTCTAGGTCTTCAACCAGTGTCACATCTTTGACATTATATTCTAGATATAGAGGATAGTTATTCTTGTAAAGTGTATGTAAATTTCCATATTCAGAATAGTCAATCTTCTGTTTGTCTAATTCGATATGTGAAATATGGTCAAGGGAATATGATTCTTGATTGACGAATGTACGTTGTCTATACAATTGCATATAATCAACCACATTCAATCCATAGAGATTGAACACCATAACCTTTTGACCATAGTTGTTAACATAGTCTCTGACATCTGACATATTCCATGGAGAGAACTTCTTGTGTGAACCCTCACCAAATAATTTATCAACACGATTACAAAGATAGGTCATATCGAATGCATCAACATTCCAACCAGTGATTACGTCAAAACTTTCTTTACGCCAGTATTTGATAAACGATTCGAG